TTTCATTAGCCTCTGGCGTTTCCCTAAATACTATTGAAATTCCAAAAAAAATTTTTTTTTGCTTAAGCTCAAATTAGCCTCATATTTTAATTTTTACAGAAAAACTAATTATGACCAGTTAGAGTCTTATTTTATTTTATTTTTTATTCTCTTACCTGTTATAGTGTCATTTTATTTTGTTATTTTCTTTTATTTTTGTTACCATTTATGGTGTCGTTTTTTATTTTTATTTTTATTTTTTGTGACTGACTAGTCGTGACACCATATTATCATATTGTACTCATAATTACGCATTATTTTATAATCTATTATGGTCATAAAATAATAAAAACTTGATAATTTTAAATTTTCATATTAGGTCACTATATTTTTTCAAAGTTCAAATTAAAATATGAGGCTAATTTGAGCTTAAGCAAAAAAAAATTTTTTTTGGAATTTCAATAGTATTTAGGGAAACATTTCATTAGCCTCTGGCGTTTCCCTAAATACTAACGCAGCTATTTACAGTTCAATATTTTTCCCCGAATTATATTTTTTATATTTGTCAAGTATTCTTTTGATAATGGTAAAATAGTACAATCAAAATTATTGTTTTGAATTTCTCTCTTATTTGCATTCATTGTTTTACATTTTAATTTGTACAAATCACTTTCAATATATTTTATATAACCGCGAGCTAATTGTTTTCTTTTAACTATTTTTAAGTCTTCTAATCTTTTTGCAATCCAACACGGAGATTTGTTTAACATATGACCTATGTACTCTATATCTTTATTTTCATAATTATATAATTTATCCAAATCAATATCAATATCATTTAGACTTATACTTTTTGTTAATTTATTTAATTTTTTGTTATATTTTTCGAATGATTTATTTTTATATTTTTCTTTTGGTTTAGTAATTTCGAGAGAACACCAACAAGCTCCTCTTACTTTTTCCCAACCATATTTTGTCATAACTTCTAAAGTTTTATTTCTTTCGTCTTGTTTTGTTAATTCTTCTGTAACTTCAATTACTTTTATTGGGTTATACTTCATCGTATATATTGCACCAACACCAGTAAAATGTTCTTCAATACGTCTTAAAATATTACCTGTCCTCCCAACATAATATCTATCATCAACCAATTTCAAAACATAAATGTAATACTTTGTTATATCCAAATTATCAATGTTATCGTCAAAACAATCTAATATATTAAATGATAGATCCATTAAATATATTATAAATTTACTTTTAAACATTTTTGTTTTTTACCTTTTTATTTTTTTCAATTACTTGATTTTCAATTTCCAAATTATCAATTGGATATACTTCCATTAGCTTCCATTTAAAACCTACAAATTCAATAGCGCTCTTTTTCCCTTTGTCAATATAATTTGAACTACTTACAATACAAGTTAACATACTTTTAAATAATTCTATGGTAATTTTATTCTCTCCAACATATTCTTTATTATCTCTTTTAAATTTATTCCATATTTCTGTAGATGTCATTTTATATTCATCATCTGAATATTCTATATTATCATCCCACCATTCCTTAATTTTATTGTTAGAAACAAAATTTTCATTTACTATTTTGTCTGATATATTTGATAACATTTCTAATATATCATTATCCATATGCTTTAATATATTAAATGATGTATTTATGCTTCTCCTAATTTCTAATGCTCTCTCTTGTAATTTTTCTATCTGTTTTTTATATAACAAATTTTTCTCTCTATACTCTTCTAACTCAACATCTTCTTTGTCGATACTTTTTGTTAATTTATAAAAATCTTCACACATCAACCACGCTTGACGCAATATATTTCTTGGTTCTTTATGTTCTAAAAGATTATTTATAAATAATATACACTTTACCCCTACATCTGTTGTTATCCATTTTGTCATTATTGGAAACCTATTGTAATCACTTATATTTGAATTTAGAGAGACCATCCAAGCAAAATTCATATTATCATTAATGGATAAATCAGACTCAATTTTCACTATCTCTTTTTTTTGTACACTTCCTGAATAATTTTTTGAATCCACTAAAATATTAAAATCTTTAAAAAATAAATGAAAATCACCTTTATGACCTTGTTTTGCTTTATTTTCTATTTTATAACCCACAAAATCTTTAAATGTATCCACTAGGTTTTCAAATATTTGTTCACCATCATCTCCTATAGAAATAGACGATTTATTACCTGTTTTATTTATCAACTTTTCGGCCTTATCAAATACTTCTCGGTTCAATTGATTTTGTTTATCTTTCTCTTGTAATAACAATTCATATTTTTCTGTCGCCTTATCTACTTCTTTTTTAACTAAATCTTTGTTTTCAACCTCATATGTTCTTAGCTTTGTAGAGAGAACTTCTAATTGTTTCTCCATTTGTGACATTTGTGTATCATATATTGCAGTTATTCTCTCTTCCATCTTTTTAGTCAACTCTTTTTCTACTATTATATTCATCTCTAGTTTCTGGATTTCTTCTTTTGATTCATTCTTTATTTTTTCATAAATCTCTTTTTGCGTAAGTCCAGCTACAATTTTACGACCTTGCATTAAACAACTACTACCTATTTTTAACATTTGATAATTCTCTTCAGGAGAGAAATTTTCTATATTTAAAATACTTTCTTCCGGTATAGTTAGTGTTATGATTTTTAATGACATATTATTTGTATATCATTAAATATTTTTATATTAGTATTTTATATATATTTTTACTCCTTATATATCGTGACAAAATGTAATTAATCTTTAGTAGTTACACCATATCATATTATCACACCAACTCAAAAAGTTCGCCCTTCTAGTAGTACTATTGTATACATAGTTGCAACTAAGATAATTTCTCTCTTAACTACTAACTACTCTTGTAAATTTTATAAAAATTATAAAATTGATATAAAATTTTAAAAATAATTAAATTAATATTATAAAATAATGAATACACAATTATTTATAGAAAAAGCAACAAAAATACACGGAGATAAATATGATTATTCAAAAGTAGAATATATTAATTCAAAATCTAAAGTAAATATTATATGTAATGAACACGGTGAATTTAAACAAATACATAATGACCATTTAAACGGTCACGGCTGTAAAAAATGTGCTATAAATAATACTTCAAATAAAAACAGAGGAAATAAAGAAGAATTTATAGAAAAAGCAATTAAAATACACGGAGATAAATATGATTATTCAAAAGTTGAATATATTAATGCTCTTACAAAAATAACTATTATTTGTAAAAAACACGGTGAATTCTTACAAAAACCGTCAAATCATATAAATGCAAAACAAGGTTGTCGAATATGTGGAAATGAATTAAACCATAAAAACCAAACTTGTAATACAACTGAATTTATTCAAAAAGCAATTAAAATACACGGAGATAAATATGATTATTCAAAAGTAGAATATATTAAAAGTAATGAAAATGTAATTATTATTTGCAAAAAACACGGTGAATTCTTACAAAAACCCAATTCTCATTTATCTCAAGAAGCTGGTTGCTTAAAATGTGGTAAAGTTTATCGATATAATACCAGTGAATTTATAAAAATTGTGATAAAAATACACGGAGATAAATATGATTATTCAAAAGTTGAATATATTAATTCTAATACAAAAATAACTATTATTTGTAAAAAACATGGGGAATTCTGTCAAAAACCTAATGACCATTTAAATAATAAAGCAGGGTGCCCGATTTGTATAAATAAAACAGAAGCAAAATTATATGAGCAAATGAAATCATTATATCCATCTCTACAAACCCAATTTAAACAAGAATGGTGTAAAAAAATATTGCATTTACCATTTGATTTTTGTATTCCAGAACATAAAATTATCATCGAATTAGATGGAGTGCAACATTTTCAACAAGTTAGAAATTGGTCGTCGCCTCAAGAACAATTTGAAAATGATAAATATAAAGAAGAATGTGCCAATGAAAATGGATATTCGATTATTCGATTATTACAAGAAGATGTATTTAATGATTCTTATGATTGGGTAAAAGAATTATGTAATGCCATTGAAGAAATAAAAGTAAGCGATGATATTATCAATACCTATTTATGTAAAAATGATGAATATAAAGAATTCTAAATTCTTTTATTTTTTTATATACTATTTATATGAGCCAAAATAAAAAAATTATTGTATTTGATACTGAAACTACAGGCTTTAGTCCTGTTAAAAATGAAATTGTACAACTTAGTTATATTTTATATGATACCGAAACGCAAACTGTGTTGTATGCTACTACACCTGGAGATGATATTGTTAATATTAACGGCAAAATTCCAAAACAAACTTCCGATATACACGGTATCACAAAAGATATGACATTAGATAAACGACCTATTAAAGACCATATTGATGCGTTTATTACCTATTGTAATGAAGCTGACCAATTTGTCGGCCATAATGTTGGCTTTGATATTAAAATGATTGTTGGACAAATTAATAAAATAATACAAGCTTCCCCTGACGAAGCAGAGAGATATACAGAATTTTTAAATAGATTTCAATTTGTAGGCTCCAACTTACCAGATGCTGCTTATTGTACTATGAATGAATCTAAAGGTATTTGTGCACAAATTATTGGTACCAATCGGATTAGAAAGAAAAAATTAATGGAGGTTCATCAATTATTGTTTAATCAAGATGTAGGAGGACAATTACATAATGCACTTGTGGATATCGCTGTAACATTACGAGTCTTTTTAAAATTAACATTAGATGTTGATATATGCCAATCTATGACCGAATTTAGTAATAATATTACTAATGTTACAAATAATAATGATATATGCAGCTTAATCAAACCTATAAATATAAATATAAATCAACCTATTGATAATGTCGAATATAATGGCGATTTAATAACCGGATTAACTACTCTTCCCACTAATGATGGTTTTGAAGAAGAAAAGGTTATGGTACAAACATATGCAAATAAATTGGCTACAGAAATGGTTTCAAATATACAAAAACAAGCGATGACAAATGTCTTAAGCAGAGTTGCTCCTGCAGACAATTTCTGTACATCTATTACTATTTGCAGAACTATTTTAAAATCCGGTGTTAGAAAGGGACAGAGTTGCAATAGACCTACCAAACAAAGTGAGTTTTGTCATTATCATAAACCAAAAACTTCTACCGTTATACCTCAACCGAATACTTTACCTAATAATTTAGATGAAAATTATAATGCTGATATTCAAACTAAACCTAGTGTACAACCTGAGCCTCAACCGAGTTCTACTAACTTTATCAGCAATTTATTTACTGGAACAAAGAAAAATAGAGTAGTACCAATGGGTGGAAAAAAAAGAAACAAAAAAAGGAAAACTGTTAAAAAACGTGGCAAAAGAACCTATAAAAGAAGACGTTAAATCTATAATCACATTTTTCACAAATAAAATGTGTATTTGAGTTTTATTTGTTGCCATCTGTTGCTTCGGTGTCTTTGGTGTGTAAGATGAAGAATATAATCGGTTTTGTTAGACGTTAAAAAAACTCAGAAAAATCATATACTTTCTTTAAGCTCAAAATCAATATATATTTAGTCTCTATTTATTATTACATTTTTACTTATGTTCTTTATTATTTTGTCTTCTTTATCCATCACATTATTACCTTGACCACCAAATGCCTCTACTATTATTTTATTATATTGGTCCGAATATTTTGAATTACTTTTATTACAGTCTGGATGAACTTCTCTGAATTTTAGCAATAATCTACTATTTTTATCTGCTACATTTTTTATAGCCTTCCTAACCCGTTTCTTCTCTTCATCTTCCTTTTCCCATTTATCCTCATCCTTTACATATAATACTTCTCTCTTTTTATCGGTACAATGAATTGGTCTTTGCGTAATATCTAATGCTTTTAAATTTGTAGTTATTATGTCTGAGATTCCTTCAATATAACCTACATCTCCTACTTTTTCTAAATCAGATAACTGCAATTTTATCGAATCTACAAAATCTGTTATATTCATTGCATCTTTACAAGTTTCATTTAGAAAGAAATTTAAGTTGAACGTTTTGTTATTGTTATGCGAATTTGTTGTATTATGAGTACCATTTTTTATCACCTCTAACATCTCACTATTTTGTTTTACTAATGTCATAATTAGTTCTTTCTCTGATAATAAATCATTATTTATTTCTTGACACTGCTTTTTGTGTCTATAGTAACCGCTGTCAAATTTGTATGACTTGCCACAATTACATATATATTGTGCAACTTTTTGCAACTTTTCACTACCATTTACTACCATTTTATGTTTATCGGTTGTCAAGTGTTTTTCGAAACTACTTTTTCTACACGTATAATAATCACATTTTAAACAACTAAATTTAAAAGCAACTTTTTGCAACTTTTCACTATCATTTACTATCATTTATATGATAGTAGAAAAGTTGCTAAATACTTTTCCGCAAATATAATAAAAATTTATCGTAACAATTTTTAAAAAATATTTTTTGGTACCACACCTTAATTTTTCACTATGGTCACAAAAACCGGATATTTATTTTTTTTCGGGAAAGTATTTCCATTTTCCGATTTTGGACATTTATAAATGTCCATTTTTCATTTTCCCGTAGACTTTTGGCTTTTTTAAATAATTTTCCAGCATTTTCAAAATTTTAATCATTTTTTAAGAAAAATCTAGAAGTTTTAGACTGAAGATCAGGTATTCTTATTTATTCCACTATAAATATCATAAGCAACTGGATTATTAAGTGAAAATTTACATTTATTCTTTGTTGATAAATAATTAAAATCATCAATATCACATATATTACAAGGTGAATTATCAAATTTTAATCCTGGAATACTTTCAAAAATACTATAATCTAATGTATACCCATTATTTATAAATGGATACAAACCATTGTCAGGTATTGTTATGTTTGTACCATCTGGTTGTTGTATTACACCTTTTATAGCCGACTTACATATTAATTTTCTATTATTACTATTTATCATACCAGAACCTATATTAGGATTCAGGGATAGCAATAATGCAGTTTGAGGTAGTGTAGATGGACCTAACACATTTTGATATATAAATCTATTAGGATACATTTTTTGTATCAAATCCCACGTTTGCTTGGCACTTGTTTTATTTTCTTCAGATACATTATCAATCTTTTCAGATTCCATTATTTTATCATTATATAAATTGGTTATATATGTATCTAATGGCCATACACCATTCTGAATATAACTTTTTGCTTCTTCTTCTGAAGCAATTGTCATATAATTAATGCCATTAAAAGTTGGACTTGTTAACAGAGCAGCAGAAGAGCCCAATGATGTTAGGGTATGATTAAATTTTTCAACCCAACTATTTTGAGTATCTTGAGACCACGTATTATCAGAAGGTAAAGCAGCTAAATACTGATATATATTATTGGAGGAATCTACATTTGAAGACGACGTAGGAACAATATTTTGCATAGAAAAATCTTCTACAAATGTACCATAATTACTGTAAATTATGTAGAAAATAAATAAAGAGAGAAATATGATTATTATATTATTTAATTTCATTTATATAATATAATAAAATTAAATTTTACAATTTACATTATGTGTTAGACGATTCGTTGTTATATACAATTCTTATTTTATTAACTATTTCTTCAGGCAATGTTGATAAATATTTATTTAGTATAACATTTAAATAATTCCAATATTCTTCGCTCATTGTGACTTCCGGTGCTTGATTCCACATTTTACCTAAAAATAAATTTAAGTCATAAATTAATTTTTCTTCTGTTAACGGTATTACTTTCAGCATTCTTCTTATAACATAATTTACACAAGGATAATCGTGCATTATTTATATCATATATCATTTATTTTTATATGATTTTTATTATATTATGAAAAGTTGTAAAAAGTGTAATATCAAAAACTGAATCTACGTTTTGTTTTTTTCATTTTTTTACGTTTTGATTTTTTAGAGGTATTTTTAAATTTGCGTTTTTTTCCTCCACTCGGTAGTTCATCTAGCAATTCTGTAAAATCTTTCCAAATTACAATTTCACTTGCTCCGTCCAAATCTTCTTTTGAGTATTTCTGACCACCTTTCAAATTTTTTTCATCTATAATAGTACCATCGTATTCACTCAAGAAATATTTTTTAACAATATTATGGTATTTAGTATTACTTCTGCCACCAGAGTATTGTTCACTGGGGTCACTATACACAACAATACTATCATCATACGGTTGAATTTGTTCTTCTATCATTTCTCTAACATTTCCGTCACCTATATTTAATAATTTTGGTTGTTTTTTAAATATATATTTTTTATGTATATCTCCATAAAATTCGCCATAATTATTTTCTAATGCGAACCATTGTAATCCATTCATATCCTGTAATGGAATATATTTCGCAAATTGTTTATATATAATAGTACCTTTTACTATTTTATCTGCCATTTTATTATATAACAATATTAAATCAATAATAAATCAATAATAAATCAATAATAAAAGAACAATAAAATAATTTAAATTCTTTATTATATATTATTTAATGTCAATCACAGATTTTCGTAGTGATACTGTAACTAGACCTACTCCTGAAATGCGTGCCTCGATGTATAACGCAAACGTAGGAGATGATGTGTATAATGAAGATATAACCATTCAACGGTTAGAAGATAGAGTAGCAACTATATTTAATAAAGATTCAGCATTATTTTTCCCAAGTGGTACAATGAGTAATTTAACATCACTTCTAACGTGGTGTCCGAATCGTGGTGCAGAGATTATAGTTGGAGATAAAAGTCATATATTTTTATTTGAACAAGCAAGTGCATCTCAATTTGGTGGTATATCGCCAAGAACAGTACCGAATTTATCCGACGGTACAATGGATATAAATTTAATAAGAGAAGCAATTCGCGAAAATGATATACACGAACCAATAACAACTTTAATATGTATTGAAAATACACATAATGTATGTGGTGGAAAAATAATACCATTGTCTTTTTTACAAGAATTAAAAATATTAGCAAATGAACATAATATACCTATCCACTTAGATGGTGCTCGCATATGGAATGCAATAACTGCAACCAAAATAAACCCACAAGATATAAGTAACAATGTTGATTCATTATCGGTGTGTTTATCGAAAGGATTAGGAGCTCCTATTGGTTCTCTCTTAGTAGGACCACGTGAATTTATAAATAAAGCTAGAAGAATAAGAAAAGCATTAGGTGGTGGTATGCGGCAAGTTGGAATACTAGGAGCGGCGGGTTTAAAAGCGATTGATGATTTTGAAGATGGTATATTAGTTAAAGACCATAAACGCTGTAAAAAATTAGCAGATGGAATAAAAGGTTTGCAAGTTTTTAAAGTTAATGAGCCAATTCATACAAATATCATTTTTATTGATATAGTATCTTATAATAAATCAAACAATATATGTATTAATTCAACAACCATAAGTCAAATGGCTAGCGAGAAAGGTATACTTATATCTGCTTGGAGTCCTTTTCTTATTAGATTAGTAATTCATCGTGATATGAATGATGCAGATATTGATTATGCAATTACATTTTTTAAAGAAACTAATAATTTTTTATTGAATTTGGAGTATATTTAACTATAAATAGCTGCAACCATTCTCTCGTTATTAGGTCGTGCATAACTGCTTTTATCATAGTTATAGGTGGCAAAACACCTAATTAGAAAACGGTCATTTCCGTCATACTGTGGACTAAAAGGAGATCTTCCGTGTACTGCTCTATTATTATCTATGAATATTATTTCACCGTGTCTTAAATTATGAGAAATGCGTTGTTGATAATAAAGGTCAACTATTTTTTGAATCATTTGTTGTGACTCTTCTGTGATACCTTGCATTAAATCTTGATCAAAAATGAGAAATGTTTCTGAGTCTTTTACATTTAAAATAGAGAGAGGTCCTCGAATGTCACCCTCGATAAATTCATATCCATCCAATTTGAAAGATAAATCTACACCAGTTTTCCATAATGGTTGATAAAGCATTTTAATTTCATTTTCATTAAAATGATGGATAATTTGTTGTACAGGTAAAATATAAGTCAATGCATTTTTGTCGCCAGTTAAACAAGCTAAACTAAGAATATCCGGCCTTAATTTAGAAAATGCTTGCTCTGTATGAATTTCTAGTTCAGTATTACTACCAACACTAGTTTGAACTGTTTCCATATTTTTCATAGGTACAACATCTTGGAATAATCTGCCGTAACCTTCTGCTTCATATGCAATCATTTCTCCTATTACATTGATTAAAATTGCCTGAATACGTGCCAACAACGTATTTTCACCGACTCTTTCATTATTGGCAAACGGTGTTAGAGGTACATCCTTTTCTGATAATGCGACATTTTTTATCAATAAAAAGCCATTTTGATTGCCTTTTTCTTTAAATTGTTTTAAAATATCTTTAATTCGGCCGGGAATTTTCTCGGAAAGTTCTTTGGCTAATCGACAAAAAGATTCTGGGTTTTCCGAAGGGGAACAATCCATAGGAAATTGTTTTGCAAGATTTAATAATATTTGTAATTCTTTTTTATCTAACTCAATTATATTTGGTGTTTCTTTATTGGTTTGCATAATATTATAAAATAATACATTAATATTTATTTTATTACTAATATTATTTTGTATATTAAATAAAATTGAAATAGTTATATAATTGTTTTATAAAAGTATGAAGAAATGGAATTTAAATCAATATGTAAAATGTCTAATAGACCTTTAAAATATGGCACTAATGTTATTTATAATGGTACAATTTATAAAATTAAAAGTATATCAAAAACTGATAATGTAAATATAGAATCACTATCGGATAATACAATTATTTCTGTTAACAAATCTCAACTAATACCTACACCATTAGATCAAGGAGAATTAATAAAATACAAAGATTTGTATTATATTATAAAAGAAATTAAAATAGACAACAATAAAGTGAAATTTAGAATTAATTTTATTAATGAATCTAATAATAATATTATTATTCAATCTAATGATGATAATATTATTAAAATAGAAAAAAAAATACAAGGTAAAATTATTTCATTTCTTAAATTTATAGATAGATATAATAATACCATATCCTATTTAAATAAAAAACAAAACCAATTTTTTGAAAGATTGGATCACAAAAATACAGATGAATATATAAATGACATTTTTGATAAATGTCAATTAAGAATGAATCAATTAAATGCAATTGTAAATGTACTTAAAAAAACTCAATCACCATATCTACAATTTAAATATATATATACAAATCCATTTGGTTTTATTAGTCAAGAATTTCAGTTAATTACTTACGAGAGAGCTGAAATAATATGTGATAAATATAAATTAAATATTGATTTTAAAATCAAAATTGAAAAATGGACATATGATTTATTTTTAAAAAAAAAGAATACATTTTATATTTTACAATGGATATATTTACGAGACCTTAAAAATTTTTGTGAAAGGCGAAACCAAAATCATACAAAATTTTTATCATACATAGATACTATCATTATTAATAAGAAAATTGGTAAAGATAATATATATAAGACAACCGAATTTCTTTTAAATGTAGAAAAATCAATGACAGATCTAATGATAAAATTATTTAATGAACAAAATTTTGATATACCTGAAAATGAAATAATAGAAAAAATAGAGGAATATGAAGACAAAGTAAGAAAAATACCAAAAAAAGAGGATTTTTCCTTAGAAGAAGAGCAAAAAAGAAGTGTAATAAATTCGGTTCAAAATAAGTTGTCAATTATAACAGGACCTCCTGGCACTGGAAAAACCGAAATTTTGAAATGCATAAATTTTGTGCTTTATAGTTTGTATAAAGATGAATATTCAGAAGAAGATGACGATGAAGATGACGATGAAGAAGATGACGATGAAGAAGAATGTGAACAAGACGAAAACAATTTAGTTTATAATAATGATGACAAAATTAAGTTAATAAATCCAAAAACGGTAGGGCTAACAGCACCAACTGGTTTAGCTTTTGTAAATATGCATAGATCTATAGAAAATAAATATTATAATAATAAAATATCTGGTACTTGTCATAAAAATTTATATCATACTATTTCTAATATTAAAAAACATAAAAATAAAAAAGATTGTGATTGTGAATCTCATAAAAAATGCAAATATAAATTATCTATAAAGTTAATGGAAATAGATGAAGTATCAATGTTAGATACATTTATGTTTTATGATATATTGAAAGAATGCGAATATTTTAATTCAAGATTAATATTGTTAGGAGATGAAGATCAATTGCCATCTATCGGACCTGGACAAGTATTAAATCAATTAATTAAAACAGATGATTTTACAGTTACAAAATTAACAAAAATTAAAAGACAAGCTAACGGAACAGCATTAGTAAATAATATTATAAAAATGAGAACAAAAATAATTACAATAACAGATTTTACTGATGACTCAATGCAACTTATTGATATAGAGACATTTATAATGAATTCACAAATAAATGAAGAACAAATAGTTAAATTAATTAAGGATAATAATTTAGATAGAGATAAAACAAAATTTATTACTTATTTTAATAAGGACAAATATACTTTTAATACTATAATTTTAAATATTATATTACAGAATATATTTAATCCATTAAATGAAGATTGGGAATATGATAAAATACCGTCGAATAATAAATGGGAAAATAAATTTCAGTTTAGAGTGAAAGATAAAATTATTCGAACAGAAAATGATTACTCTGATGATGAAAAAATGCGAGCAAATGGTGAAGAAGCTTCTATCTTAGATTTTGATGGAATGAATGTTACTGTTCAATATTCTGGTGTCAATGATAAACCAGAAAAAATAGGAGTCGATGAATTATATGAAAATTTTCAATTAAATTATTGTGTTACTGTACATAAATCACAAGGCAGTCAATATGAAAATGTAGTATATTTTATAGAACCAAAACAAACATTTATAGGTAAAAAATCAATATATACAGCTATATCTCGTGCAAAAGAAAGATGTTTTATTATATCAAATGCAACCGACTTTGTAGATATACAAAAAAAAGTAGATCAAAAGGTCTCATTGTTTATGGAAGAATCAAATGAATATAATTTTTCGAAATAAAATTGAAATGAAAAAAGTAATCTAAAATAAATAAACAAATAATATATAACAAAATAAAATAACAATATGAATAAGACTCTTTCTTTAAGTAGCATTAATAATAAACATTTAAGTATGATTCTAACACGGTTTAACGATAAATTTAGGTATAAAGATAAAGATAACGAAAAAAAAACTACGAATAAAATGTATGATATTGATAAAATTGAAGATATATACACAAAAGTATGTAAATATACTCAAGACAAAATAAATGAAAAAACTCATCTAGTAATTCGATTTACCGCAAAAAATGAAGAGGGAATTATTTGTTTAAGTATATTGTTAGATAATTATAATGATTTAATACAATAATAATAAAAAATGGTTTGAACAATTCTAAATAATAATAATTTACACCTTTTTTTATTTAAAAATAAAAATATTGTATTGATTAATGTTAGTAAATACAAATACATATATTCCAAAAGAATTAATAAATATAATACTAGAATATGACGGCAGAATAAAATACAGAAAAGGAAAATATGTAAATATAATACATATATTCGACCCTAGAAAAAATATTATTAACCAAATTATAGCTAAGAAATTGGAAATAATAAATAGTATATTGTTTGATATTTTTGATGATTCAATGTTTTATTTTGAATTTGGTTTTGATATAGATAATAGAATTGGTTTGTGTTTTGACTATAATTTTTCTTATGCCAATAAATTTGAAATATGTTATTATGATACAAGAAATGGTATCGAACAAATTAGAACATATTTATAAAAATTTAAAAACTGTTTAAATGTAAATATAAATGTATATACAAGTATGTCTTATGTTTATCTTTTAGTTTCAAGCAAAGGTGCTACTTATGTAGGTGCAACAGTAGATTTAGAGCGACGATTGCGTCAACACAATAAAGAAATAAAAGGAGGCGCACACGCAACTGGTATAAGAGTAGCAGAAGGTGAAAATTGGACAAGAGCAGCACACGTATCTGGATTTCCAGATTGGCAAGCTGCATTACAATTTGAATGGCGCTGGAAACAATTATCACGTAAATTACCTATTAAAATGAATCCATTAACAAGAAGAATGACAGCTTTACAAAATTTGCTCGCATTAGAGCGTCCTACTACTAAAGCCATACCTTATTGTGAATGGTCATCACCTCCTGAACTACATTTAGAAACAGATGAAGCAAAAAAACTTTATTATGTAACAGAAACATAATAAAAATATTTTACTAGCAAATATAGTAATGTATACTGAATATCCAAGACTACTTAGTTTTAAATCTGAGAATAATGAAACAATCATTGACATTGAAAATAGTATCAGAAACTCATTACTAGATAATAATAAGGATATACAACAAACAAATACAGACCATAAATTATGTTATTTATATATTTTAATCATTATAATAGTTATTTATCTAATTTTGGCATATATTTTTGTATGACGTTTCAAGATATTTTTAAGTTTTTAATCATAAAATATTAATTATTAATTTTCATTTTTCTTCTAAAAATTTCTAATTTTCGTTGTCTCTTATTTGAACACATTTCGCATAAACCATTATCTATTAGTGTGTTTAAAAATAATCTACTACAATTTTCACATTCTATTCTTTCATAATCATAATCACAATAATCATAATCATAGTAACTATCAATACTGTAATCATCATCATAGTTATAATTTACATCAGTTGATTTTTTTACTGGTTTTTTATTAACTATTTGTATAGTTGAAACAATCGAGTAATTGTGTATTTTCATAGTTGATACAATAATATTCATTTTTGTTAATAATAATATTATTTATCTTGATTTATTAATTTCAATTTTTTTATTTAAAGTTTTAATATTTTTGCCTTCTAGTCTTTCTATTTTTATTTACTTTTCTTACATTTCTTACTGTTTTATTATGAACACTTTTATCCATAAATTTTCGAATACTTGTTTTCTGAGCATAAATCATATCCACAATATTTTGAAAATAGGATCTAAATTGTGAACGCATTCCAACGATATCATCCACACATATCCAACGTATCTCTGCTTTTTCAAATATTTTGGATTTTTTGATTACTTCAGGGTCTAATCGTTTCTGCAAAAATCGTTGATTATTATTATAATAAAATGGCAACAAAGGGTCATAACTATAAGGAAATATATGCATACGATATGGTTTATGTCCATCTTTTGGTTTGTAATCAATATTATAAGTACCATTTTTTTTCAAAAGTTGTATTACATCTTTATCATCACCTAAAAAACCAGTCAACTCTTCTCCTGCTTCACGTACTGCGGTTTCAAAAAACGATTCGTTATCATCCGTTCCTCCTCCAAAATCTGAAAAACCTGGTGCGGATTGTTCAAATTTATTTTCTTTACCAAATAAAAAGTACAATTTATTATTATGAATAGTAGTTGGTAATATACCTGCTCCCATTTATATAAAATAATAATATTATTTATTTATATGAAGAAATCAAGAAAACAACGACATAAAAATACTAATAATAAGACCAAAAGAGAGAAACAAAATGGCAATAAAAAATCTAAATCTTATGTAATACCATCTTCTACACCTGTAAAAATCCGCAAGATTAGTAATAGAATTGCTGATAATTTATCCGAAAAGGATGGTATTGGTAGAGGTTTTTTTAACAATAGTAAAAATAATATGGGTTCTTATGCTCCCACCATTAATAAACAACTCGTAACTTTATTGTCTATTCCTCGCGAAGAACTTTCCGATTGTAATATTGAAAGCGCATTTAGTTTGAAACAACCACTTCAAATAGGAATACCTCAAACATCCAAATCAGATAAAATTAAATGTTTCGATTATAATACACCACAAGCTAAACAATTTCTATTACATAATTTAGCAGCGGATAAACATATTATTCCGAACAAAATTATACCACCTATACAATCACAATCGAATTGTTGGTTTAATGCAATGTTTGTAACTTTTTTTGTTAGTGATAAAGGTCGCAAGTTTTTCCATTTTCTACGTCAACTAATGATTGAAGGTAAACAAAAAAATGGTACTATTATTCCATCCAAACTTCGTGACGCATTTGCATTACTCAATTTTGGTATTGATGCTTGTTTAACAGGTAATGAATTCGCCTATACATTCGATACCAATAGTATTATACATCAACTTTTCAAAAATATTCCACAGTCCTATAAAGTTCAATATCCATACATTGTGGATGTAGATGAAGCGGGTAACCCACTTATGTATTATATTAGCATTATTAATTACTTAAATGATAGTTCTATTGTTTTATTATTAATCAGAGATGCTAATAATGATTGGAAAGATAAAGTGGTAAATGCTTTACAAAAAATGACACATTTACCTCACATTATTGTTTTTGAAGTTTATGACCATACTGCTGCGCAATTTAATAGAAAACCAATTACATTTACTGTAAATGAAGGAAAATATCAAATAGATAGTGCGGTTGTAAGAGATACTACGCAACAACATTTCTGTGCAACATTAACGTGTGAAAAAAAAGAGATGGGTTATGATGGTATGAGTTTCCATAGAGTTGTACCTTTAGAATGGAAACAAAAAATGAATAATAATTTTAATTGGGAATTTGAAGGAACAAAAGATTATGATGGTACTACGTCATTAAAGTGGAATTTCACTAAATGCTATCAATTATTAATGTATTATCGTGTTCAATAAAATGGTCTAAAAAGTTAAAATTGCGTCCACTATTTTCACTCCACCTGAATTGGATGGTTCAATTTCTTGAGTGAAATCTTCCGGTTTTCGAATGATGCTACTAATTCTTAATACACCATCTATATTATTTTTAGGATTTGCAGCATATTCATATATAAATTCATTCCATTCATTAATTAAATCATTATATTTTTTATAGTTGGAATCATTTGGATAATAAATATCTAATAATATAATTTTTGTTTTATTCATTTTTGATTGAATACTTTGAACTAAATGAACATAAGATTTAAATATACTGTTTAAATCATTTGTATTGTTTTCATTAATATTTTCTTTATATTTCGCCAATATATTATTACCGCCAACAGAAAGAAATATGGTTGTATGAGCGTTATTTAAATTCTCTGGTATATTGCCTATTTGATTATATACATCATTAATTTTCGAATCATCCATAGCAAAACAATATGTTTTTCCTTTTGTTCTCTCTTGTAATAGTTCTTCAATACTTTTTCCATTAGATGTGTAAGCATTATTTTTAAGTATACTATCTCCTAATAAAACTATTGTTTGTTTGCTAGAGTTAAAAGATTCTATAGATGTACGAGTATAAGTATTATAATACGAAACAGCCAGAATAAAACAACACAACATAAATATATATAAGTAAAAGTATTTCATATATATATTTATTTATAAACAAATTCTTAAATATTAAACATCAAAATAATTACACCAGATCCACCTTTGCCACCGTCTGTTGTTGGTGTATTAGAATCTCCCCCTTGTCCACCTCCACCTCCACCTCCATAATTTGCAGTACCAGATATATGAGTATTTCCAGAACCAGCATAAATATTATCAGTCGTTCCATTAGTATCACTTCCTGCTCCTGCGCCTCCACCTCCACCTGCACCAAAAACCCTACCATAATATGGAATAGTTTTATATAAAAGATTAGTATCTCCGCCTGCGGCATTAGTTGCACCACCGCCTCCACCTGCGCCGTTAGTTCCAAAACCTCCAGGACTTAGATTTCCTGCACCTCCCAAAGTATCATTTCCCGATCTACCACCTTTACCATTTCCCACTGTTGTTTCATCTCCAAATCCACATCCTCCTCCTCTCGCTTTAAAAACAATACCAGCTGATATTGTACTGGGAGTACCACTGCTTCCATCTTTACCCAATGAACTTATACTACCTTTAGTTCCACCATTACCCCCAATACCTACAGTAAGTTTATATTGATGATATATTCCTACACTAAAATAACCGGTAATTACCTCTCCACCTCCTCCACCACCTCCTCCACCACCTGTACTATTTATATAAGCACCCCCTGCACCACCACCACCACCTCCTACTGCTGTAAAATAAATTTGGTATGTGTTATAAAATACAATAGTACTGTCTGCAGTTAATGTTATTACTGTATTATAATCCGAATTTTTACTAATATCATAAGAACCAGTAATTTTGTAATGTAATAAAAAGTAATTGAGCGAATTTGAATAGTTAAGATGACCTGAATAGGAATAATTAACTGGAGGGGAAAAATTATCATTATAAATATTTACTGCTACAACAGAATAATTCCCTCCAATAGCTTGTAATGGTATAAGAAATGATATCAAAAAGGAGCTATAAAAGACAACAGGAATTTTATGAAATCCTCCAAAATTAACATAGGTAATACCATTCGGAAAAAAGTTTTCTCCTGAAACATAAACTACTGTATATTTATTAGGAATAGTATTATTAGTAGATAAATTGTAAATTATTGGATTAAAGCTAGGTAAGAATCCTTTGTAGCGCCGTCCTCTTTTAACAGTAGTATTATATTTTTGGACTGCTGATGAGATAGGATTACTAATAAATGCCGGCATTAATATAAATGCATAAATTAATTTTATTATTTAACTTGTAAAAAGTTGATTTAAATGTATTATCAGAGATAAAATTAATAATATGAATAACCAAATGTTATCATTCACAGTTGATTTAAAAGAACAAGATTTCATATATTTAATAAAACAAGGAATAGTTCAAAAAGATAAAAAATATAAGGTACACTGTCTAGAAGTAAAAGAGGAAGGTAATTGGCACGATGGATATACATTTAGTCATTTTGCTTATGTGGAAGAAGTAGAATCGCAATTAATATCATTTGAATTAATAGCGGTTACGAGTAAAATGTTACAAATAAAAGATTTATATTTTACAAAATGTGACTAAAGTATAAACTATATAGGTGCATAATCATCTTTTTTCTCTCTAATTATACCTTTTATACTTTGTTGTGAAAGATAATAAATGTAATAACCTAGTAATGCTCCTATAATACTTCCTATTAGTACCTGTAATACAGAGTGAAACTTATAAACAACACGTTGAGATACGGTTATTAAAGATAATAATAAATATAAATATAAAATATTTAAATTTTTCAATGAGAAATAAACATAAATAGTAGAAAAAAGAGATGATTGAGTGTGTCCCGAAGGCATACCAAAAATATCAAATGGTACACCATCCTTAAATATAAATCGTTTACCACTATTTAAAGCAAGGTTAAATTGTTTGATATCTTCAGATGGTCTAGGTTCTTGAAAAATACCCTTTAATATTATATTTAATATATTATCTATAAAAAATCCGATATTATAATAATATAATAATGTTTCTTTGTTACGCAATAAATAAAATGAAAAAATGTAAAGTATTAAAGGACCATATGCACCACAATTATAAAATATTTCGGATAACATAATATAAATAGATATTTTAATATTGATACAAACATTCACAAATGATAGTTACACACCAGTCATTACCATTTAAATTTAAAACGTTGCCTTTATCATCTAATAATTTGACAGACATTCTATCGATATCTACAGGTCCAAAATAAGTGCGAATATTATCTTGTAATGAGCCACCCAGTTCAACAAGAAGTGTTCCAGTAGTAACACCTGCTGTTTTAATGGGTAAAATACCTAAAATATCAGCAGTAGTAGGAGCTTTTGATAAATATTGTGTCAAATTATTTCTGTTACTATTGATCTGGTTAATAGTATATAATTGTGCTTGTGTTAATGTTCTAGGTGCACTAGGTAATACAATTTGTGTAGTACTATATTCCTGTTGATACTTGCCAGCAATTAGTAATCCATTCAATGTAGTACTATTTTGTGTTTCTCCCAATGATGTTATTGTAGCTTCCTGTATTAATTCTTTTAGATTATTTCCTTTTTGTGCAGGTGTAATACAAGTATACGGTAAATCAGGTGAATAATAATTAGGCATTTTAAGTGTATTATTAAACTGTGAAATGGATACTAAGCTATTATTAATGTGATTTTGATTATAATCATCAATTACTAGTATTAAATACTTTGGACCATTTAAATCTAGAATAGCTGGTGCAGAATTACCACTTGCATCGACAGTTACATAAGGTACTCTATAACCCATAATCCATCCTAACGTATTATTAAAATCGTGGTTTGATTTACTATAACAGTTGTTATTGCATTGTAATACACCAGTAAAGTCATAAAACATTATAGTAGTAGTTGTGGTAACAGTGAATATGGTTACACCATTTTCATTATATTTTACATTAAACAGATTCAGTTTAATGATTCCACTATTCGAGTTAAATTCAACAATATTAATAGATGGGTCAAACCCAGCGGTAGAAAATGCATTACCTAATGCGGTTTGAAAGTTGGTAGAGGTATAATTACCTGCAGGAACAGAAACAGGTACTGCATAGTCTCCGTCTATAACCCATAGACACGTATTGCCATATGCAGTATCAATTGCATACCAAGTATAAGGAATTTGATATGAATAAATACGAATACTAAGTGTATCTTTTAATGTATCTGACAGGTCTAGGGTATATTCAGCGGAAGTTGAATCAATACCATTTGTGTATTGTCTAAATTGACTATCTAAATTCACAAAACGTGTAATAGTATTTTTTAAATTCGGATTTAAAGAATCTTGTTTAACAGGGAGAGAAAAAGTGTCTGTAGTTGCAATTTGTTCTCTCTTCATAGGATTGTGAACATTACCAAATACACCAATTTTTTGTTTTCTATCTGTAATTTTATCTACTTGATTTGTGTCTTTTTGTGTTAAATTTTCGTTTTCGTACCATTCGTTTACTTGTTGCTCTCCTCTAGGATATATTGCATCCTTTGCCATATTATCAAAACCTTCTATTTGAATTTTATTATCTGTATCGTCTTCTTCATTAACTATTAATCCTTGTGAATATTGCAATAATTGACTTTGTACTTCTTTAAAAAAAACGGATAGTGTTGGATTTGTATTTTTAAATTGATCCATTAATTTATTTGTATTTTTAACTATTTGTTTTGGATCTATTTCTTGAACATCAATAATAGCCATTAATTCAGAAATAGAATAACTAGAAACATTTGTATCAATGCTTGTCATATGATTAGTAAAGAGAATGTTTTTAATTATTATTTCAAAAAATTTGTATATTATGATATATATAATTATAACTTGTATTAAATCTATATAAAATTATTAATATTATAATATTAATGTACATCACAACTTATTTTAAAATATTGTTATCTATTATACCATTGTTTCATATATTTAAAAATTGCAATAGTATTGTTACAATAAAGAAATCAAATTATTTATCTATTTTTCAATGGAGAACTATCCAATCGCTTATTCAAAATCCTGCAACTACCTACGTTATGAAACAAAAAATAAATAATATTCTTTATAATTACTATGAAGGTTGGGCGATAAATAAAGCATTTCAATTCAAAAAACAACATAGTTATAAGTTAAAACATATTTCTGGAGATGAATTATCTATTTATTCTAAAAAAGGGTTGTGTGATGCTATCAAGAATTATAATGGAAAAAACGGTTTTACGAATTATGCAACTATTTACATAAACGGAGAGTTATATAAGGGGTTAACACAGCTTTATCCTATTACTAGTATTCCAAAAACGGAGAGAAAGGTAAAAAAAACGTTTAAAGGAAAAGAATGGTTTGACTATAAAAGAAAATTGAATACCAAATTTGTTGGAAAAGAGGAATGGTTAATAGATAAAACAATAGATAATAAAATAGAAAATCAATTATCTATGGAAGTATTGGATAAATATACAGAATTTTGGAAGAAAATAAATAATATAGATGCATTTTCCAAAAGAGTTTTTGAGTATAAATATGATTTTTTATTAGAAAAACAGAGAACAAATAAACATATTTCTAAGCTTATGGTATGTTCTGAGGAACACATAAGAAAAAATCTACAAAATACAATAGAAAAAATAGTTGAAGATAATAAAAACGAATACAATATATTATAAATTTTATACCTTTTTGCATTGGACTACTACTTCTACTTGAATTACTTGTTTTTCCTCTTTTTCTTGCAATAACTCACACTCGTAATGTTTAATAAATATATCCTTTATTTCTTTTCTAATATAAATACCATCTAACTTTTTAAGGTCCATTAGTTTTTCCGGTATAGTTGTAAAACCAATCCCTCTCTTTAAATGGGTTTTACCCTTAAAACATATATTATCTAATGCAAGTACAAATGCTTCATTGTATTCTATTAATAGTTCTCTATTAATATAATAATTACCAAAATAAGCAAACCTATTATAGTTTATATCTGAATGAATTTTATAAAATTTATCTACTTGTGGTTTATTTTTTATGAATCCGATGCCTTCTATTTTATTTATAGAGTTATTCATATCCACTACAAATACATTACCATTTGCTTCTATTTTTGGCGACATTGCTTGTGGCGACCCATAACAACATTGCACATTTTTAATTCTCCTTCTCTCTTGATTTTCAATCCAAGTTTCTTTATTAAATCGTGTTGATACAATACTATACATTATTTTTTGTTTACTTACTATATTAGCTTGGTTTTTTATTCAATTTTTAAATAAAATTATATATTAATGAATTGTTGTATATGTGGTCCCGTAAAAAATTGTGCTCCATATCTTAATAAAGTGTTTGACAATATAGAAAAAATAGGTTCTCTCTTTGATGACTACAAAATTGTTTTATATTACGATAAATCAAATGACAACACATTACAAATTTTAAAAGAATATCAACAAAAAAACCCTAAATTAGAATTTTATGTTAATAAGAATCCTATCTCAGCCTTTAGAACGCATAATATTGCCATAGCTCGAAATTTCTCTCTAAACTACGTAAGACAAAATATTTCTACTTATCCTTTTTTTATAATGATGGACTTTGATGATGTTAATTGTAAAGAAGTGAATGTAGAAACTCTTAGAAAATACTTAAAGAGAGAAGATTGGGATGGGTTATCCTTTAATACTAAACCAAAGTATTATGATATTTGGGGGTTATCTATATATCCATACTGTTTTAGTTATAATCATTTTGAGAATAATGTAAAAAATTACAATATTATTCAAGATTATGTTACACAATTATTGAATAAATTGCCACCAGAAGACCTATTGCCTTGTATTTCCTCTTTTAATGGTTTCTCTCTTTATCGTACAAATAAATTTTTAAATACCTATTATGATGGACGAATACGGCTAGATTTAATTCCCAGTCAAAATCTCACAGCACATAAGATAGCAGCAAAATCTAAAGTAATTTATAAGAAATATATTACTGTAGATGGAAGATATGAAGATTGTGAACATCGTGCCTTTCATATTCAAGCGCGACAAAATTCTGGTGCAAGAATTATGATTTCTCCAGATGTATTATTCTACTAGTTAGTGTAACATTAAATGTTTATAATATGGTTTTATTTGATTTAAAATAATTTTATACTATAAATGAATAATACAGCTATACCTAAAAATATATTTCAAACTCACAAGTCATTAAACTACATAAAAACAAAACCTAAAATTCGAAATGCAGTTCTCTCTTGGATGAAATATGGAAACGAATTTAAATATTATTTTTATAGTGATGCAATGTGTGATCAATTTATAAAAGAAAACTTTGACGAGAGAATCTATAAAGCATACACTATGTTACCGATGGCAGTAATGAAAGCAGATTTATGGCGTTATTGTATAATTTATAAATATGGAGGAATATATGCAGATACCGATACAGTATGCAAAGTTAATCCAAATATATTTAGAACAGATGCATTATTAACTGTGGTACCTGAAAATAATGTACATTTGTGTCAATGGGTTTTTTCAGGACCACCACAATCACCTATATTGAAATGTATTATAGATTTATCTGTAGAGAGAATATTAGATAGTAATAATAACTTTCGAGGCGAACATATTATTCATTTTTTAACAGGACCAGGAGTATTTACAGAAGGAATTGAAAAATATTTGAAAGAAAATAATTTACCTCTTTTTAATAATGATAGAAAACTCTACTATAATTATGAAAATACAAATGTATTGAGAGTATTCAATTATGATAACTTTCATAGCAATATAGTTAATCATTTATTTTCAGGTCAGGACGCAGATGGATGGTGTCAAGAAAGGTTTCACAAATTAGTTTAGAGCAATACATGTAGATAACTATCTATAAATTTTATTTATACCCCATAAAACTGAATAGTGTTCTTTTATTTTATTACTTCCGTGCTCTTCTAAATAACCATTATAAGTTTTGAATATGATATACTTATTAAAAAATACAAATCTATTTTCACAAGTCTCATAAAAGTCGTGATACATATCAAATTTTTTTTTTTCTTGACTAGAGAATAATTTTGAAAGTAATCCAGGACCAGTAGGGTCTAAAGAAGAGCCGCCATAATACCTATTTTTAACATTTTCGACGACTTTCTCTATGGCCAGTTTCAATATGGGGTTATATGGTAAACACACCATTACAGCATTATATATGCCATTTTTATCTATATCTAGTACCCAATGTTCCTTTTCAGTGAGATTAATGAACTTAAAATTATTTAATGGTTTATATTTTATATCTAGATATATACCACCTAATTTATATAAAACACAATAGCGCCATAAATCCGCTTTATATGCACCCGGCACTAATGTATCAAAAGCGTATAATACATCTGCGTTATAATGTTCTTTAATGAAGTTATAACAATCATCATCATCATATAAATAATAATTAAATGCAGGATTATTTGTTTTGATAAGTTCAATATTTTTTTTCATTTTTTCAGGTAGGTCCTTAGTATGCCACGTTTGAAAAATATTTAATGGTATAATGGAGTTATAATATAGTTTCATAGGATATGGGAGTTTTATTTTAGAAATTAATTGTATTATTTTTTTTAAATCATAAGATTTTTGTTGATTTTTAGTTTTATATGTGACAACATCTTGTAAAAATGAACTCATAAAATAATACAATATTATTATTATATTATTTTATCAAGTACACTGATAATTAAATATAAATATTATGACTATGCCATAATTCGTGATAGTGTAGATTTTTTTTATGTTGACTTTGTTCATTGCGATAATTATTATGATTATATTGTAATATTATTTGATTATTATAAACAATATAAAAAACTTCCAAATTATCATTAAATTTAGTATTACCAAAATATGCTATTAGGGCTTCTCTTTCTTCTTCACTAATAAAAAGTCCTAATAGTCCTGGTCCGGTTGGAAAAAGTGGGTTCTTGCCATAAAATCGTGTTTGGACATTTACAACAATTTGGTGTATACATTTCTTAAGAATTATATTACCTGGTTTACTAACTATTAATCCAGTTAACACACATTTTTCTGGTCTGTCTCTCACAAACATTTCATTTTCTGTTAAAGATATGAATTTAAACCCATTTAAGCATTTAAATTTTATATCATAATATATACCTCCATTAATGTATAATATACAGAAACGCCATAAATCAGATTTATAGGAACACGGAATTAAAGAATTATATGCATCTACAACTTCTTGATCAAAATGTTGTTGGATAAATTCTCGACACTCATTTTCATCATATAAATAATGATTAAATTCTGGATTTTCCTTTATAAGTATTTCATTTGTACTTTTCAATAAAGTAGGTAATTCTTTTGTATGCCAACAAGTGTATAAATTTAATGGGATAACACTATTATAATTTTCGTTTAATTCAAAAGGTTTATTTAAATTTTTATAAATTAGATAATTTTCGTGTAGTTCCTTTATTTTATTTTGGGTTTCTTGTTGAATTTGTCTATTTTTTATTTCTTGTATTTTTTTATTTTTAAAATGAATCATATATTATTATTTATTATTATTTATTAGTTAAACTACTAATTCACAAAGTTTATCGCTCAAAATATCGTATCTTTTATTTTCCAAAGATTTTTCTAACATTGACCACGGAGTACACGACTGAAGCGCTTCAATACCTTGTTCACAGAATAAATTTAAAAGTGAAGGACTAAACCCCGACATCATGGATACATTTGGCTGAGTGGATAAAGTAGGAAATCCATTTGTACTGCGCAAATTCCAGAAAATAATATGCGGAGGTTTGTATGGCTTACCGTGTACGCGAATACCAGATTGTTCATATTTTTCCTTCATTTTATCATACAAAACTTGCTTATCAGTGTTATCACCAGCATCAATTTGCATATCTGAAAATATGACAAGTGACATATCTTGCACATCTTCAGAAGATAATTTATTTTCTATAATAGCATCTAAAATCATATCAAATGCTGCATACAAATTTGTATTCATACCCCAATTAGCTCTTTTTAGAAATTCTACTTGTGAAACAAAGTCGTCAAACCCATCCAAATTAACCCAAGATGGAGAACTGCTAAAAGTTAGTACTCTTTTGCCTAGTATATTCTTTTCAGCAACACGAATACCCAAAGCTATAGCAACATTCATCGGATCTCCTTCCATTGATCCAGATACGTCAACCATTGCAATCATTTTACCAAGTGCTCCTGTTTGCGAAGCATTATCTCTCCATTGGGAATTCAATAAATCTTTTTCTTCCTGTGACCCATATCCCATAAGTAAGTCTAATGCTTGCTTAGTAAAATTCTCAAGACCAACACGTTTACCTTTCACTTCTTTTTCACCTGTAACCGCTTTTTGTATATGAGCTTTAAAATTACCTGCACACGTAACTCTATCTTGAGATTCAGGATATCTTTGTGATCCATCTTTCTTTACATTTAAGAAAGCTTTCTTTTGTTTTGAAAAAGAGATGGATGTTACCTTATCAAAATTAATACCAGACCAATCCTTACCACATTGTTTAATCTGTAAGGTATCAATTCTTTTATTTAAGCTAGATAGCAACTTTCGGTATTCAGTTTTACATTTAAGAATAGCCCTTTTTTGTTGCTGAGGTGTACGTGCATAAAGAAGATACTGTTTGAAATAATTGGTAGACAATGGTTCATATAACCAGCTAAAACTTGATTTCTCTCTAGGTACCCATTTTGATATTAAAGAAATATTAGAATCGTCAAGAGTTGACTCTTGACTAATTTTGTCATTAATTAATTGAATCGAATACTGAATTAGTGGATGAGAAACATCTGCACCTAGGCTTTTACAATAAGAACAAAAATATTTCAAATCTTTCCAACACCCATACTGATGTAATTTAGGATCCCCTAAATCAACTAAACATTTAAGCGCAAAAAATGCTAATTCTGGATAAAACTCATACCACGTATAAATCATCATATATGTTAATGTATACTCACCTTTTCCATCTATAATATCGCGAGTATGTCCGATTACTTTATATAGGACAGATAAATAGCCCAATAGAACTTCTTTCTCAGGTACAGTTGCTTTTAATAATTGCGTATTTATAGTTATAAGTATATTCCTTAAAATAACTCTCAAATTTAAAACATTTGTATCAGTTGTTCTAACTAATTGAAATGTAAATTGACATATTTTCTCTCTTAAATTATTGGACCAACCATATTCTATATGACCATTTTCGCCGATTTGTTTTTGCGTATGATTATCTAATGCGTTCATAATTGCTGCCATTCTGGTTGATATTAATAAATATCTTTATTAGTCTTTATATCGTTTTTTTATAGTTCTTTTATTTGAACTTAAAGACTTTAGATATATTTTTTTTGTTATATTATTCGGGTCAGTTTCCTTAAGTTCGTTCGATTTTTCATAAAAAATAAGTATTAAATCATTCAAATCGTGAAACATATTAATTGACTTTTCTAATTTTATTGCATCTATGTTTTTTATTGATGTTAAGAATGAATATCCATTCTCTCTTCTTAGAAAGTTTGGAATGTCATCTGGTTCTAATGTAATGTTGTACTTTAATAGCGACAATAATGAATACTGTTTATCATTATTTATCAAATTTCTTTTAAGTATTCCAAGAATCTCTTCCCTTGAAATATAATTTATGGATGATAATAAATAAGATTCCTGTTTTATTTTATCTATTTCATTTTTTCTATTCACATAAATTGTTTGTAAATTTATGTAATAAATATCATCTTTATAGAATTCTTGATACAGTTTATCTGTCTTCTCAAAATTATTTATCCATTCATCATTTAATTCTTCATTTATTTCATCATTTAATTCTTCATTTATTTCCATATAATATTATAAAATGATCATATAATACATTATAATATTTAACTAATTTCATTCATATTCATTTTCATCTTTATTATTTTCCATATTCCTCAATATTTCATCTTCATATTCTTGATCTAATCTATCAAAATAATTATAATCGTAATTCTTACACAAAAATTCCTTTTCATATTCATCATATCCCCATAAATCAATATAATCATTTGTTCGTCGTTCGTGTAAAGCTACTAAACTATCTAAGACATCGTAAGGGTCTACATAAGTATCTTCTGTTTCATTATTCAATGTAGATTCACCATATACAAAGATAGGTCTCCTTGTTTTTGCGTCTAAACTAATTACTACACACCCTGGTTGTATGTAAATTTCATCTTTTGTATTAGCATCACTTTGTGTTGAATTCAATTTCTCTAAAAATGTCACGCCATTTTGCTGGCCTTTTTTTGACAAAGTTGTTGTACATAATTCTGGGAAATTGCTGTCATTTAATAAATACAATTTCTTTTTTTCTACTGGTAATTCACGTGTTAAACCACCTCTCTCATAATTATTTCGTTGTCTATTAAAATTATTAGGTCTATCTGCACACAATGGCGAAACTCTTCTTACCGTATTATCGTTTTTATTGTCCTCAATAAGAGAAGCAAAACGGGAATTCGATTTAAATACATTACTCATTTATTTATATATAATGCTGCTGTTGTATGATATATTAATATATATTTTGTTTTTATATATATTTATAATTATTATTTATAAAGTTATTCATTAAAAGTATTTAAAGATAATAATTTATATACAATTACCTCCTTACAGCAATCACTTTTAATTTAGTTCTACAAGAAAACTCGCGGATTCGTTATATATATTTATAGGAGGTTGTATTTACAATAATTTAAAAACCAAACAAACAAAAATCAAACCATATATACTTTTTGTGTATATAAAACCAACTTTTTAGTACATTTTTAATTTTAATTTTAATATAAAATTGAAAAATATTTTAAAGATATATTTGCTTATAAAATATATTACTTGTAATGTCAAGCAAAATTAATTTTATAATGCGTAGACAAAATTCAAAGCTTAATAGCCAAATTTTTGTCAAAAATAATCAATTATATAACCAGTCTATAATTAAAAATAGACAAACTAATTATAATAGATTAATTTATAGGAAAAATCATACATTTGGACCATTATTTGGCGGTCCAAATAGAGATGATAATGAACCTAATAATAACCAAAATAGAATGGTAATAATGTTGTTAGCATCTATGTGGTTATATGCATCTTCAAAATGGAGATGAAATAATAATATTTATATTTATAAAATATAATTTAATAAAAACTTACGGAAAAAATTAATAACAAACAGCAAAATTTATTATTAATTATATTTTTTATTTTATTATTTTTTTTATTTTATATTAATTATTTTAATCTAAATATCATCTACATCTATTAATTCACCATCATCTGATATAATAGATAAGTTACCTGCACGAGCTTCTGTTACTTGTGCATCAATCAGTTCACGATATTCTTCTGTTTTTTCATCACTAAATACAAATAAAGTAGACGAATCATCAGTTGTTTTAGAATTTTTATTATCATTTACTATAAAATTATTCCAATTAACATTTATAACTGCACTTTTTAATCTATCTTTATCAAGTTCACTATAAACTTCTAATAGGTCACAATTTTCTAATTTAACACTCGAAATACTCTTACTTGCCTCCCATTCTCTTAGTCCGACTAATATCCACGTACCATTTCCAACAAAATTATCTCTTTTACCACGACCTCTAAATTTACCTCTTATATGACATAATCTAGTTATATCATCTATACAAAGTACGTGACACATTCCCCCACCTAATATTTTTGTAACTTGAGCATATATTTCTGATTCATCATGCGATAATCGCAATGCATTATTAGACTTAGCTGTAATAAATTTACGGCCTTGACCTTTTGTTTTACTTCCACCAGTTGTATTTTTTACCATTTTAAGATTACAATATGATTAATATTTATTATTCTTTATAATATATTTCAATTTTTTTATAATATAAAAAATAAAATTAATTCTATTTATAAACATCATACTCAAACTAAGCTAACTTTGTATAATTCTTATCATAAATGGGATTTATGTGGCAATAAAATATTCTAATTTATCTAATTCTTTTATAAATGATTCTGAAAAATCTATCACCGAGTTCTTATTATTTTCTTTATAGTATGATAACCACGTTCTTGTACATTCAATTTCCTGAATTGACTTATTTTGTACTTCTTTTTTCTGCTCATCTGGTTCATAATTAAATTCGTCGTAAAATGCTTCTAGGTCATCATCTGTTTTAAATATTATTTTTTTATTTTTCATATCTATTTCACCTTGATATTTCATTATTCTTTCTCTCCAAAATGGGGTAAATGCCGCGTAATATAACCAATTATCATAATATGCCTTTTTTATATCTATTTCGTCTCTCTTTAATTTAAATAATGAAAGATAATTATACTTATCAATAGGATATAATGCAGCTATGGGCAGAATTTTATATGCAGGTAAATTTGTATGTTTTGTTCCATCTGTTTTTTCAGATAAATCACTGTGAATTGTTTCATACATAACTACGTCTTCTTCATCTATATGTATATATACATTTTTACCTAATTTTTTATTAATTAGTAAAGCTTTGAAATATAGTAATTTTGATAATAATTTTACTCTTATATTTTGCAAATTTTTATTTATTAATAATTTAAATTCATTTTGTATTTTAATACTGTTTATTGCTAGACCTTTTTTAATATAATAAACTATAATAGTATCTAGTGTATCTAATAGGTGCTTATCTTCTATATCATCCAAAATAAAAGATGCTAACAACATATAATTTTCATCATCTAATATTTTTAATAACTCTTTTTTTGCTATACTATATTCATCCTTAATTTTATAACCTGCTATATAACTTTTATCAAATTCAAAATTTGTATAAAACATTCTTAATAAAAATACATCAAGAGAGAAAGGTCTAATAATAAAATTGTTAATTATCATAGCAATTATTTTTTCCTCGCCTAATTTCAGACTCTCTTGTTGTAAATGAGTTTTTAATTTTGTATTGAGATATTTTTCAAAATTCGGATTTAACACAGCATAAAAATCATAATATATACTCCATAGTAATTCTGTTAACTCACTCGATAATCCAGAATAAAATAATTCATATGACCAAAAAACCGCCTCTTCATCTTTTTTATTTAAAATACACATCATTAATGATAACTTTACTTCTTCTTTCTCGTAAAGATAACGAGTAAATTGTATTGTATTAATAGTATTTTCCATATTGTATACTTTATTGTTTAATTGTTGCGTTAAACAATTTCCCATAAATAAGGTTATGATTAATAATTACTTATCATTTTTAATATTATTACAAATCAATTTTTTATTTAAGTTTTAGTAATATAATTATATAAATAGTGATTTTTATCTCCTTCTAATATATATGCCACAAGGTCTAGAAAAACCAAATAATTGGATATCATTTGTTAAACAAATTTACGAAGAAGAACACGACAAAAATAAGAATTATACTTATAAACAAGCAATGCAAGATGCAAGTGAGCGTAAAGGTGAGATGTCTATTGTTGATAAGGAAAAAAATGGAGGAAAAAGAACCAAACGAATGGGAACCAAACGAAGAGGGAAAAAGGGAAAGAAAGGAAAGAAAACAATGAAAAGAAGAAAATAAACTATTAGCTTTTACCTATAATAATTCAAATAATTTACTGATTTCTTTACACGACATTTGATGTATAAATGTCCAATTTGAAAAATCATTAAATAAACTACCAAATATTTCTTTCGTTGTCTCTAGACTTTCTCTCTTTGAAGGTTCTGGAAGAATATTTTTACAAAGTACAACTACCAATTTACTTATAAATGTCCCTTTAAGAGAGAAAGATCTAGATATATTACCAAATATATGTAAATATAAGACACTTAAGCTATATATATCCCATTTATCGTTATATTCTAAAATGTTTGCAATTATTAGTGTTTTTGGCATATTTACATATTTTTTTAGAAAAAGAATACATTCCTTTTTAAAAGAGTCAATGTAATTTTGAGAGAAAAGTGATAAAACACTTAAGTTTTCAGTATAATTATTACTAATATGATGTATTATTGTATCATTTAAAGTATCCAAGTTGTTTTTAATTATGTAATATAGTACGTGAATTTCTAAAGGTTTATATGTGTAATTATCCATTTTTTCAATTATTTTACAAATATAACTCTCATTTAGCTTTGATATTTGTAGACTATATTTGAAATTTCTAAGTATTGGCTTATCTCCACTAAAAACAATAGTTTCATTGGATAAATTAAAAAAACATATATTATTTTCATTTAACTTCATTAAACTAACTAATAAATAAGAAAAGGATTCCAATAGATTAGATATCAATATTTTAGGATTATTCAAATTATATAAAAAATCATTAAATTCAATGCAGTTATCATAATTATATTTAAATATTAAATATTTATTTATATTATCACTTATATCACTTATATTTTGTTGTATATTTAATTCTATCATTTGTTTCTCATTTACTTGAGCTATTTTGATATAATCATAATCATTTAAAATATTATAATTATTGGAATAATAGGGTATTTCTTTAATTTTATCACATATATGTGCTTCGTTTACGGAAAAAAAATCATAAACCACAATCTTATTTTCATATATTTTTTTATTTTCTCTCTTTTTCTTGAATTGAAAAGAAAAATGATTAGATATTTGACTTATTTCAATATTTGTATTCATTATTTATTATTATTTAGAAATTACCTTTATTATTTTTACTTACCTACTAGTTAATAGGAAATAGCGGTTTTTATAAGTTTTTTTAATTTTTTTTTTAATTTCATCTGAATCAGTAAAACCATTTTTCAATAAATTATTTATTTCCTCTTTTAATATATCCATATTTTCTTGACAAAAACGGTCAAACCCTTCCGACGGTTTATAATCTTTATTATTTATATTTGTTTTTATATGTTCATCCATTTGCTCTAACAATTCCTTCTGTACATTTTGATATACACGACGTTTCTGTGGCTCTTTATTATTTTCTAATTTTTTTTTTCTAAAATAATATCTCGAACTTTTAAACATTTTATCTATAACATTACCCTCATATCCCAAATTTATCAGACGTCTTACTTCTGCATCTACTATATCTTCTTGTTCCTCTATCCAAATTTGCCACGCTTCTTTAAAATCTTTTCTATTATCATATTCGTGTATTTTTGAAAATTTATATAATTCTTCCATAAATGCTTCCGTAAATTTATAACGATATATATTTATATTAATATCAGTGACATCTTTATTATTTTGTATAATTGTATCATCAACCTTTGACGAATTCTGTAATGGATAAAGACTATTATTATCTGTTCCAATACTATCAGAATTGGAACAAGGATTACTATTGATTTGAGTAGCAATATATCCTCTGATTTCATTTTCATTTTGCATTTTACTTTTCGTATTAACTATCTATTTATCACTATGATTTAATTATTATAAGTATTTTTCAAATCAATTTTTTTTAAAAATACTTATAATAAAATTACAACAAGCTAATTTACTTGTTACCATTATTAGAATCTGTTTTTTCTTCTTCTAATTGTAGTGCCTCTACTTCTACTTCTTTTAGTATTTTTCTTTCTATGTAATAACTTTTTAGATTTTGATTTTAAAATATTTCTTTTTATTCTTCTTTTCTTGGTTTTTCCTCCTAAATGAGCTTTAGCATGAGCCATTAATTCATCGAAAGACATTTTTGCTAAAGGTGAGTTTTTGTCTATATTTTTTGTATATTTATTTAAATCATATACATCGTCATTCCTGTTAGCCATTTCTGTTTCTCTTTGGTAACAATCATTTCTTTTTACACGATCCCAAATGGAACGACACGGTGAAGCTGCACTCATTATTATATTATATAACAAAAAAAATATTTTTTTATATTTTACTTGAATAAATAAGGATAAATTAGCGCGACACTTTTTATATTATTTCATTTTTATTACCTTTATATTATCATTACTGTTACCATTATTAGAGTCTGTTTTTTCCTCTTCTAATTGTAATGCGTGTACTTCTACTTCTTGATACTGATAATCCATAAATATATTCTCGTGAGAACCAATTGGTTGTGCAACTGTTATTGCTTCTGCTATCACTAATGGAATATCCTCTTCAGAACTCTGCAAAGTATTTTCTTGTTGATACAAAGTTAATGCTTCATAAAATGCTCTGACTTTTTTATTTATCCGTATTCGTTTGGCATCAAAGGAAGTTAAATATAGTCCATCTAAACTTTTTACTCTCGATAACGCAACATACGTTTGTCCACATTCAAATATACCACTACCCACATCTATCTCTGCCGTATCTAAGGTCGCACCTTGAGACTTATGAATAGTTAAAGCCCACGCTAAAATGATTGGCACTTGTGAAATACCAATACCAGGAATTTTATCACTAGCCCATACATTTCGTGTCATTACCATTTCAATTCCATTATTATATTTAACACGTGGAGATCCTGTTATATCACAATACCCAGTAATAATACCTTGGCTTCCGTTACATATTAATGTATCCCCTTCGGTTGACTTAATATTTACAACACACATCACTTGAGCACCAATTTTTGCTTTAATTAATTTATCACAAATTAAGTTCGATGCCAAAAAGTCTAACTCTAATTGTATATCTTTCTCACTATACTGACGGCGGATTTCTCTCTCCGATTTTGTCATTTCAATATCTTTTACATATTTCATTTCATATTCTTTTTCGGCTGTTTGAAGCGAAGACATTTTATTGTTATTAATTTGTTCTACTTTGTTTCGTGTCGGATACAACTTGGTCGGTTCAACTATTAAATTTTTATCATATTCTCTACCTACATACTGTAGTAACAAATCATTTGATTTACGTTTTATTTTACCTTCGCGAATTTGCTGTAAAATGGTCGAATAAATTTCATCCGTTTGCCGAAATATTTTTACCAACTGGATTTGACAATCTCTATGGAAGACTGTATTCCAATCATCACTTTCAAAACAGAACCGTTGTGTATCAGGTTCATCTTTATTACCTACTGGAGGTAATTGATAAAAATCACCTGAAAAGACTAATTGTAACCCTCCAAATGCTTTATTATTACCTCTTACTGCTTTTCCAATTTCATTTAATAAATTAAATAATTTCAATGATAACATACTTACTTCATCTATAACTAAAATATCCGTTTGTTTCCATAATGCCTTGGAAAATTTGTTTTTTTTAATTTTTGTAACTAATTGGTCGACAGTACCGTTTGCTAAACCTATTCCAGCCCAAGAATGTAACGTTTTTGCTTTACAATTTAATATTACCGCTGCACATCCGGTTAAAGCTGTGACATGTATATCTTTAAATTTTGAATATGCGTGTTCATATATCTTTCGGATTAATGCCGTTTTTCCTGCACCTCCAGGACCAGTAATAAATATGTTATGTCCTTGAACATATTTATCAAATGCAATTTTTTGTTCTTTAGATAATTCCATTTATTCATAATACATTACTTATTCTTATATTTAAATTAATCAATTTTTTATTTTAGTTTAAATTAATTGCGCTCATTCTAATATTAATTTCCTGATAAACCAGTATTTCCTGTGTAACCAGTGTAACCGGTGTAACCGGCAGGTCCAGTATTTCCTGTGTAACCGGCAGGTCCAGTGTAACCAGTATAACCAGTATAACCAGTATAACCAGTATTTCCTGTGTAACCGGCAGGTCCAGTGTAACCAGTATAACCAGTATTACCAGTATTACCAGTATTACCAGTATTTCCTGTGTAACCGGCAGGTCCAGTGTAACCAGTATAACCAGTATAACCAGTATTTCCTGTGTAACCGGCAGGTCCAGTATAACCAGTATAACCAGTATAACCAGTATTTCCTGTGTAACCGGCAGGTCCAGTGTAACCAGTATAACCAGTATTTCCTGTGTAACCGGCAGGTCCAGTATAACCAGTATAACCAGTATTACCAGTATTACCAGTATTTCCTGTGTAACCGGCAGGTCCAGTATAACCAGTGTAACCAGTATAACCAGTATAACCACTTGGTCCAGTTGATCCACTTGCTCCTGTAGGACTAGAATTATTCGTAAATTGTCTATATAATTGTTTTATGTATGACATTTATATGTTTATAAAATCTGAATATAATTTATTTTGTATATAATATCTTAAATAAATTTACTTATTATATTATATGAACTTTGATTTGAATATTGATAATTATACTAAAGATGAATTAATTGAAATGTTTGAATTACCTGAAACATTTGATAAAAATATTTTTGATATAAAAGAAGCTAAACTGAAAGAAAGTATTATAAATAATAAAGAAATTAATAAAGATACACAAGTAAAAACGCTAAATTTTTTAATAAAAGCAAAAAACATTATATTAAATGAAAAACAAAATGGTTTAACAAAGTTTCAGCGAAGTATAACTGATTTTTATAATTCAAGTTATGACCTTAAAACAAGTAAATTAGAAAATTCAGAGGAACATATGGTACAAGTAAGACCAGAAAAACCATACCTATCATCCTACCCAAGTGAATTTTTTCCCGGTATTATTAATCCACTTAAAAAACGTACCATAAAAAAAAATTTAAATATTGATTCAAGATTTAGAGATAATTATTTTGCTACATCTTCTACAAACTATTCTATAAATTTGCCTATAAATTTTAATAGTGTCTTACAAATGCAATTATCTTCCATTGAATTACCTACTACTTATTATGTTGTTTCAAAACAATATGGCAATAATTTTTTTACAGTAATAGTAAATGGAACTGCCGGAATAGTAAATATACCTGATGGAAATTATGACCAAGTTACTATTTATACAATCATTAATCAACAACTTACAAATTTATCAATTACAACAGGTATAACAGATTTTGCACACGTAGTTTTTTCCATTAATTTAACAAATGGTACTACAGGAAGTGCGCAAACTATTGTAGGTTTTGACGGTAATCAAGTTGCGAATTCAACACTTGAACTAAATTTTCAGGCAGACCGTTTTGGCATTGACGACAGAAATACCCCTTTACCATTAAAAATGGGATGGAATCTGGGATTTAGAAATGGTGTATATATAAATAACACGAATTATGTATCTGAAGGTGTGGTCGATTTAACAGGTCCACGATACTTTTTCCTAGTGGTTGATGATTATAATAATAATGTTAATAATAGTTTTTATAGTGCATTTAATTCTTCCATATTAAACAAAAATATACTAGCCCGCATATCTTTAGCAGCGAATACATATGATGTATTGAGTCAAAATAATCTAAACTTAATTATGACACCGAGAGAATACTTTGGACCAGTAAATATACAAACCTTAAATATACAATTACTAGATGAATATGGCAGAACAGTTGATTTAAATAATATGGATTTTAGTTTTTGTTTGACATTATCAACTGTGTATGACTTATAGATTCAAAATATTTTATTGTAATGTATTAATAATATATTAATAAAGTATAATGGCACATTCATTTAAAACTAATCCAGGAAGAAGTGCTTTTGGTGTTTTTAAAGAAAGTCAAGATGCTGGTGATTATATTAGAAATAAAACATCAACAACTACTTTTTGCAATCCCAATATATGTGTTCCGAGTAGAACAGTAAATACTGAAAACAATTTACTCCTATTACGAAGGTCAAATAGATTAACATTTTATAAATGTGGTTATTATTCATTTAATAAGTTAAATTTAAATATGAATTTAATTACCAAATTAGATTTATCAGAGGTTCCAGTGATACAAAGCAATATTACTCCATTTGAAGTACCTGTTGATATTTCTAATAATGCAGTACCATATACAGATTATTTAATTGACCCGTCTGGTGTGTTATTTGGTAATACAACTTGTGGTTTAAATAATTATCTAGATTTTGTTGTATATAACGCACCTTATACCACAGAAAATCCAGGCAATATTAACAATTTGTAATATAAATATAAAATTAACTAAATTAAATAAACAGTGTATAGTTATAATATGAATTTATTTTCTAAATTTGTTGATACTATAAAACAGTTTAATAATTTTTCAATAAAAGTATTAAACGAATATGGTGGTTTTACAGATGAATAATAATTATAGTTTTGCACCCATCTTTATTAGCATGCGATTTGCTTTTTTGGCAATATTTCTATATTTTTGCCCTTTGGAACTATATTGACGTCCTCTAATATATGCAGCATAAACACCTTTAGAATTTACTTTGCACGTATTTTTACTACAAATTGGGAAAGATTTATGACGACCTAAAAAACATTTTTGACCACATTTTTTAAGCATAACGGTGCGTTGATGGGCACCAGGAGACAAATTTTTCCATCCTTTAGCTCCTCTTCTATTTCTACGAGTAACTGGCATATATATATAATATATATATATAAACTATTATGGAATCTGAAAGCAATATTGTTCTAGATATGTCTTCAGTAATTATAGTAGAAGACGCATCTTTCGTTCAAATTCACAGAGAAATTACTGAATATGAGAATGATGAAAATAAGATTATGAATATTGAAAAAAAAAATTATAGTATTAATAGTTCTGTTAATAGTATTAATAATTATGAAATAGAAAGTGATATTGGCAGTATGTATACATATTATACACCCACAAAAGTGACAAAACCATTAAACGTGGATGAAAAAGATTTAGATGAAAAACTTTACGCCAAGTATGTAATATGTAAAACTTGTAACGTTTATAATAGTATAGCTATAAAATCAAATCAACATTTTGCGTGCGGTTTTTGCGATACAACTCTTTCACCAAACCAAAATAACTGCATAATCTTCAAAACTAAGCACTATAATACAATTATTTCACATTTATGTAAAAGTTTACAGTGTAATGGATATAAATTAATAAAAATTATTAAAATAATTGAAGAAAGTAGTAGTACAAATAATAAATTTAAACAACTTACATTTTTACAATTGCACGAAGTCATAAAAAATTTAAAAATAAAATTAGATTACCACTATTTTACATATCACGATGTTTGTATATTATTTAACGCATTGCGAATAAAACGCGAAAATACATATATTATTCGGTCTAATGATTTAATCGAATGTATTAAAAGTAAATTTAACAAGACACAAAAAATCAAAAAAGAGAGAAAATATAATGATATGATAACAAAATCTAGACCTGTATATAAATATGTCGATGATGATGATAATATACACAATGATTTTAGTAGCGGAGAATCAGATAATACATTAGAAGAAGAACAAGAGGAAGAAGAGGAAGAAGCTATTACAAATAGTAGTAATACAGATGCATCATGTAACAAAATACAGATGATGAATATACATAAATACAGTTATAAAGAAGTGGAAGAAGATATAAATGATAATTATTTTGATAAAAATCACAAGCATTCAAGTTCGTTGGATATTTTAGCTACCTATTTGCGCGGTCAAAAGTTAATTTATATGGAATCTAAATCCTATTGTGAAACATATTTAAATATGTTAATGATGCCGGCAATATTACTTTCTACTGCCGCTACTATTTTATCAACAATAGTGAAAGATTATTATTGGGGTTCCTATATGATATCTGTTTTAAATGGAATAATCGCATTTTTATTAGCAGTAGTTAATTATTTAAAATTAGATGCTGCATCAGAAGCTCATAAAATATCTGCACATCAGTATGATAAATTACAAACATCTGTGGAATTTATGTCGGGTAAAATATTACTATTTATTTCAAAAAAATCGGTAGATGCAAGTAATAATGAATATGAAACAATTGAAGCAAAAATGAGCGAAAAATTGTCTGATATTGAAAAAAAAATAGGCGAAATAAAAGAAACAAATCAATTTATTATACCAAAAAAAATTACAACTACTTATCCTATTATTTACAATACTAATGTATTTTTAATAATTAAGAAGCTAGAAGATGTTAAAAAGCGTAAAATTAATAATTTGAAAGAGGTCAAAAATAAGAAAAATTATTTTATAACCGTTATGAACGCTAAAAAACAAAAAAATAAAATGACATCCGTAAGAAAATTACAAACAAAAATTAGATTACTTTATGAGAAAAAAGTAGATTATGTAAAAGATATATTAATATTAAAATCCGCTTTCTCCATGATTGATGAAATGTTTATAAAAGAAATGGAAAATGCTGAATTGAATAAGAAATATTGGTTTCGTAGATATTTTTGTTTTAGTTATGGATTAAAAGAATTAACTAAAGACCCAAGGGAGTTAAATGATTTTATTAAGGATATTATGAACCCTTATGGCAGTGGTGAGCCTAAAGACATACATTTATTAAAACACTACAATAATATTAAAAAAGAAATTGATGTATCAAACAAAGAATATTTTGCCAATACAAATAAGCTTATAAAAAATAATATTCAATTGACAAATAATATATACAATAAAATGGAACAAGGATATATAATAAAACAACCAGAGAAAAGCGAAAAATATTACAATATTAAACCAAAAATACTTAATTCATTTCCGTCAGTAGTAAATTTAATGGGTATTGAACAAAAAGAAAATATCAAAATAAATTATGAAAATGATGATAACAATCTTTATTCTAGGCGAAATTCGGACTCATCCATGTCAGAAATGGATACAAACGTTTATAATTTTAAATGATTTACATAATATTTTATAAGTATTTCAATAATGCTTATAAAATAAATTCCGACTTGCTAGAATCGAACTAGCTACCCTTTGATTACTAAAGGTTTTTTACTACTACAGTCAAATGCTCTACCAAATGAGCTAAAGTCGGCTACTATTGTGCTGTTAAGTTTTGGTCAAATTAAAGTTTTGATTTTTGGTTTATTGCTGTAACTTAACATAATTATTTATATTTGAGTAACTAACTCTATGTTACTATATTATAAATATAATATGTCTTTAAGTTATTTTAAATATAATATATTTAAAAAATGGGTCTAAAGTTGGTATTTTATTTTTTTCCCAAAAGTCTACGGGGTTTTCAAAAATGGACATTTATAAATGTCCAAATTTGAAAAATGGAAATATTTTCCCGAAAAAAAATAAATACCGGGTGTTTGTGACCATAATGAAAAATAAGCGTGTGGACACTAAAAATATAATTTTAAAAATGTGACGATAAATTTTTTATATTTATTCGTAAAAATATTAAGGCGATTTTCTTAGTATCATTATATGGTAGAAAATGATAGTAAAAAGTCGCCAAAAGTCGCAAAAACTTTTGATTGTGGTTTTTGTCACTATTCAACATCTAAAAATTCCGATTATATAAAACACTTGTCAACCGATAAACACAAAAAAGCGACAAATGGTAGTAAAATGGTAGTAAATGATAGTAAAAAGTCGCCAAAAGTCGCAAAAAATGTTTTTAAATGTAATTGTGGTAAAATGTATAAATATAATAGCGGGTATTATCGTCACAAAAAAGATTGTACATATTTAGAACCACCGATAGAAACTCATAATAATATTTCTAATATTTCTAATGATTTGATTTTAGAACTTATTAAACAAAACCACGTTTTATCCTCTCAAAATTCTGAACTTACTAATAAAATTATGGATATCTGCAAAAATGGAACTACTGCAAATATGAATAGCCATAATAATAACCACAACAATAATAAAACATTTAATCTTCAATTCTTTTTAAATGATACTTGCAAAGATGCAATGAATATAATGGAGTTTGTTGAATCCATTAAACTTCAATTAACTGACCTTGAAAATGTTGGTGAAGTCGGCTTTGTCGATGGCATTTCTAATATTATTGTTAAAAATCTTAATGACTTAGATATTACTAAACGACCTGTACATTGTACTGATAAAAAAAGAGAAGTTTTATACGTTAAAGATGAAGATAAATGGGAAAAAGAAGAAAATGTTAAATATGAAAAAGTTCGACGATGTATTAAAAAAATAGCTGATAAAAATATGCGACTTATAACAAAATATAAAGAAAAATACCCAGACTGTAATCAAAGCATATCTAAATATTCTGATAAATATAATAAAATTGTTGTTGAAGCATTGGGAGGTTCCGGTAATGAAGATTACGATAATGAAACCAAAATTATTAAAAAATTATCTAAAGAAATTTTTATTGGTAAGGATACTTAAATATTTTTACATATTTATCTAAAACTCATATTTCGTAAATTATTTTTACTTGCTCTTAAATTACCATTTGTGTTTATAACACCACTATTGCTTATGTTATTTGTATACAACATTTTGGTTGATTTTATTTGTGCTATCCTATTTCGTTGTTGTATGGCCTTTATTTTATCCTCTATCACCATTTGCCTATATTCTTCTAATGACTGAGGTACACGTGGAACAGGAATATTCGATTTATTAGCATCCTTATAATCTTTAAAATATTTATTAAAAATATAACTATGTTTTACATTTGGGTCTAAGGGTTCGTTTTTTTGTTGTTCTTGATATGTCTCTTGGTAATGCTGTTGATATTGATTATTTTGATTATATTGATTATATTCATCAACATCATTAATATTGTTATTATGTTGGATAGGTTCCATATATTGCAACACACCATTCTGATTCACCACTAAATTCATATTGGATAAAATATCATCGAATGAGACCTTCTTTCGTTTATTCTCTACTTTTTTTACATTTTCCCAATATTTTCTTGTCTTATTGTCATTCAATGCCTCATATCCTGTAATGTCAAAATTACCTTGTGCATTTTCACCTAAATTGTCTATTTCTGCAAAATTAATCTCCATATGTATATATTTACTATTATATTAGTGAGTAATTTTACATATTATACAAAATATAATCTGTTTTTAATATAAATATGCTTGATACATATATTAAAAATAGAGGAATCTCAAAAACAATCATTCATAATAATAACCATAACGAAAGTAGTGAAGTAAATTGGGATGCTGACTATGATGGAGATAGTGCCAATATTTCACTTGATATGAAAGATAATGGAGTATATAAACATTACGATATTAAACTTACGAATGAAGATTTAGCTAGTATGTTAAATGTACCTAGTGTAGATACACCCCTCAATAAACGTCTATTAAATGATTTTAACAGGCGCGAATGTTCAGAACCAGATATTTATAAGATTGAATTCGACAATCTACAACCAAATGTTATACCATTTACAAAAAAAGAGAGAGAACCAGAGTTACTCGAATATATTAACACACCTCAAAAAAAATATACACATATATCGAGCCCATTACCGAATGAAGAATTTATTATACCAGTGAAATTTGATAATAAACCTATGGATAATTATAAATTTACACCAAAAAGACGCCACAAACGTATTAGAACACATAAAACATATCATGTCTATAAGAAACCTAAATCCGCAAAATTATATAAAACATCCCGCAACTCCAGAAAATACACTCGTAAATCCAAATATGCTACACTTTAATAAAATATTACAAACAATCTGCATCAATCTTAAAAATCAGTAAATATATTTTACTAATTTAATTACTGTTTTTGTTTATTACATCTAATATCATTGTATCGTCTTCTGAATAACTACGTTTTCTTCTTTCTTCCTTATACAATCTTGAATACCCTTTATCCATTTTTTGAGTTATATAGTATTTAGAAGCATATAAAATTTGTCTAGTAAGATCATCATAAATGTTTTCAATGTATATGTGTTTTTTACTGCGTATATTTTTCAAAAAAACTATTAAATAACAGATATTTACGTTATCAAAACCTACCGTAATAACACATTGTTTTCGATGATTATTTTCAAACTCATAATCATCATAAAACATTTTACAACCACAACTTGTAGCCAAATTTTCTACTTCATCCTTTATTTCTGTTACATTACAGTGTTTCAATACATTAAATGATACTTCTATACTATACCCCATTTATATTGACTAAATATTTTGTTATTTTCATAAAAAATAGTTCAAGATTTTTATATTTTACTATTGTATTCGTCATTATAAATTATCATTTACACCTTTTCTCATTTAAAACGCCGATTATTTATTATTATATATTGAATTACACCGACCAAAAAGAAAAATGAGACAAAACGCAGTTATCACTTATATATTTTCTTTACGAAGTTTGAAACTATGTTTCAAGTAATTCCTTAAATGTTCTTCTGTAATTTTACTATTGATAGTTCTATTGATTACTCTATAAATATCATCATAAGTATTTGGACTTTCTTTTTTTATGTAATGTTTTAACTGACTAAAGAACTCTTCAATAGAATTGGTTT